TTCTCTGGTTCGTGAGACTACTGAAAATGTTTCACAAAACTATGGTTACAAGTTTGGTCAAGAAGAAGAGACGTACAATATTGTAGTCGCACATGGTTACTTCGGACGTTTGATCTTTCAATATGCGTCTTTTAATAATTCACGTAGCCTTCACTTCTTCCTGGCTGCTTGGCCTGTGGTTGGTATCTGGTTCACTGCACTTGGTGTAAGCACCATGGCATTTAACCTTAATGGTTTTAACTTCAACCAATCCATTCAGGACTCACAAGGAAAAGTAATTAACACCTGGGCTGACATCCTCAACCGTCAAGGGTTGGGGATGGAAGTGATGCACGAGCGTAATGCTCACAACTTCCCACTTGACTTGGCTGCAGCTGAGTCCACTCCTGTCGCACTAACTTCACCTTCTATTGGTTAATGAACGATACTCAAATCTGGCCTACTGAACCTCGTATGTATATCGACGAAAACTCTATCCCTCATAACGAACGCGCCGAGCGTCTCAATGGCCGACTGGCCATGCTCGGTGTGATGGCAGCACTTGGTGCGTATGCCATGACTGGTCAAATTATTCCTGGTATTTGGTAATGGCTAAACAAGGTTTGTATGCAAACATCCACGCTAAGCGTAAGCGTATCGCTGCTGGTAGTAGTGAAAAGATGCGTAAGCCAGGCAGCAAGGGTGCTCCTACTGCTGCCAACTTCCGACGCTCAGCAAAGACTGCAAAGAAAAAGTAATGCCTAAAGTCAACGGTAAAAAATACCCTTACACCGCAGCCGGTATGAAGGCTGCAAACAACGCTAAGAAAAAGAAACCTAAAAAGTAATTATTATGTTTAACAAAATCGCACTTACCACCCTTGCGGTGTCCTCTTTTGCTGTGCCTGCTATCGCCGGTCCTTACGTGAACGTCGAAACATCTTCTAAGTTTGCAGGTACTGACTACTCTAAAACTGCTACTGATTTCTTCGTTGGTTATGAAGGTGAAGTCGGTACTCTTGATTACTTCATTGAAGGTGGTCCTAGCGTGACCACCCCTGATGATGGTGTGTCTGAGACTGTCCCTGCCGGTAAGGTTGGCTTCAGTGTCAAAGCAAACAAGCACCTCAAAGTGTATGCCGAATTGGCTGCTAGTTTTGAAGAAGATCAGAACTCCTATGGCACCAAAGCTGGCGTTAAATATTCCTTCTAAGTAACGTACGTTCATCCAATATGGAAGACAACATCTACGAATTACAATTTACAGCCACCTCTCTCCGCATGCTGCACAAGGCAGTGAGCTTTGCACTTGACCAATGGCCAGGTGGTGATCCTGTGGAGCAGCAATACTATGTGTATCTAAGAGATAGCCTGCAACGTGTACTTCTAGAAGAAACTTTTATGTTGGACGCATAACACTCACACCATGGAACGGGGGTGTGATACTTCATGGAGATCATCATGCCTAATGTTGAACTGCAAGCTCGCGTTAAAGAGCAAGTGGCTGCTGTTAAAGCAGCGAAGCTGAAGTATCGCGGCGTTACCTACATTAAATCTGGCAAGTAGACTTTATGGGGAGGTGCAATTCCTCCCCTGCCTATTGGCAATGGCCCGTACGCGGATACCCTTTGCCGTCTAGACGGTGGGATAGACCACAAATTTGAAATAAAAAATTCTGAACGTTCAGAGGATAAGTAACATCTTTATTCTCTTTAATGGCACATCAATCTTCTGTGAACCCGGCCCAACTTGTTCGGCCTGGTCAATCTAATAGCGCGGGTGATGCTCGCGCACTGTACCTGAAACTTTTTTCAGGTGAAATGTTCAAAGGCTTCCAACACAATGCTATCGCTCGCGATCTTGTGATGAAGCGCACTCTGAAGAACGGCAAGAGTCTTCAGTTCATCTTCACCGGTCGCACGACTGCTGAGTACCACACTCCTGGTCAAAGCATCCTCGGTAACACCGATGGTGCACCCCCGGTGGCAGAGAAGACCATCACCTGCGATGATCTCCTCATCTCCAGTGCTTTCGTCTATGAATTGGACGAGGTACTCTCACATTACGACTTGCGTTCTGAAATCTCCCGCAAGATCGGCTATGCATTGGCTGAAAAGTATGACCGTCTGATCTTCCGTCAGGTTGTTAAGGCTGCTCGCCAAGCATCTCCTATCACCAAGGCTAACTTCCTTGAGCCTGGTGGTGGACAAGTGCAGGTTGGTACTGCAACCGCTGACGCTTATGACGCCGGCAAGCTTGTCGATGCTTTCTACAATGCAGCCGCAATGATGGATGAGAAAGGTGTGACTAGCGATGGCCGCGTGGCTGTCCTCACTCCTCGCCAGTACTACAAGCTGATCCAAGAAGCTGGTGACAATGCACTGATCAACCGCGACGTGCGTGGTTCTGCTTTGCAGTCCGGCCAAGGCGTGGCTGAAATTGCTGGCATCAAGATCTACAAGTCTGCCAACATTCCTTTCCAAGGTTCCCACGGTGTGAAGCTTGGCGCCAATGGTGTGCCTTCTAAGGCTGATGGCCGTTATGGCGACTTCGTTGGTGACGACATGGCGACCGTTGACTCCAGCACCACTGGCGTCCGTAACAACTACGGTGAAGCCGGTACTGATGGTGATGACAGCGGTACTGTCGCTACCTCTAGCTTCGCTACTACCTGCGGACTGATCTTCCAGAAGGAAGCCGTTGGTTGTGTTGAAGCAATCGCACCTCAAGTGCAAGTGACCTCTGGTGACGTTTCTGTCATCTATCAGGGTGATGTGATCCTTGGCCGTCTGGCCATGGGTGCAGACGCTCTGAACCCTGCTGCAGCTATTGAGCTGCACACCGGCACTGCTGGCGACCTCGCTGGCTTTGCTCTGTAAGTCTTTATTTAAGGGAGCTTCGGCTCCCTTTTTTTTATCCCTAGACAGATATGCCTTTTCCTACAAATGCTGTGTCCACCGAACTGGATGCTGTAAATCAAATACTTAGCAGTGTGGGACAGGCGCCTGTCACTACACTTGATCTTGAAAATCCTGAAGTTGCTATCCCCCTTAATACTTTAAAAGAAGTTAGCAAGCAAGTTCAAGTTGAAGGTTGGACTTTTAACCTAGAGCGTAACGTTGTCCTACAACGTGAAAGTGATAATACAATTATATACCCACTCAATGCGTTGGCTATTGATATCAATACTGACTACCATCTTGGTCAATACGATGTAGTAAGGAGAGAGAACAAAGTATATGATCGACTGCATCATACTAATGTCTTTACTGAAGATCTTCATTGCGACATTCTTTACTACATAGATTTTCAATTCTTGCCACCATCGTTGCAGGCTTACATCACAGCTAAAGCCGCACGTATTGCAGCAATTAAAATGGTAGGTGATGGAGCTATCAATGAGTTGTTAGCTGAGCAAGAGGCTATGACTCGCGCATTTGCTATTGAACAGGATTGCCAGCAAGGCGACTACACCATCTTTGGTCATGCAGATGATGTTCACTACTCCTCCTATCAACCTTTCAATGCGCTTCAACGATGAGTACAGTTTCACAAAGGATACCTAATTTACTATCAGGTATTTCACAACAACCGGATAATCGGAAACGTCCTGGTCAAGTTAAAGATGCAACTAACGTCTTCCCGGATTACACCCTAGGAATGTTGAAACGTCCTGGCGGGAAGTTTGTAAGTTCATTAGTCGGTGCAAATGGTGCTGCCAATACTCTTTGGTTCCCTATTCTTAGAGACTCACAAGAGAAATATATCGTTCAATACGCGGATAACAGATTTAAAGTTTGGAGTCTGCTTGATGGCAGCGTACGTGTTGTAGACATGGGAAGTAATACTGGTGTGCCTAGTGGTTGTAATACTGCTGCCATGAATACTTTACGGACCAATGCTGGTTTACTGAGGGATGATATTGAGCAAACTGCCACTAAACTTGGGCAACTGCAAGCTGCTGAAAAAACACTCGCTCAAGCAACTGCAAATTCTGTTGATAGTACTGAGAAGTTCTATGAGATTACTTATTCCTATGACAACCTAGGTAATGTTACTTCTGCTGTAAGGAATGGAATCACACAAAGCGGCATTGACAGTCAATACCAAGTCATTGAAAACGGAGTAGTTACTTCAACAGGCTCTGCTTTACCTGCGGGCTATGCCAAAGGTACTGAGAGAACTGATGAGCTACCTTTGATTGCAATGAATCAGTTGAAGGTATGGGAAGGACAGAAAACAGTTAGTGCAACTAACACTCCTCCTTTGGTTGGATCAACAACTGCATACAATACTGAAAAAGGTTTATACGATACTGAAGTAAGTCAAGACACGGCAGCACTTGGAAACTATACAAGTGCATCAGCTGTGTGTGATATCTCAACAATCGATGCTAATGCATATTTAAAAGATGCTACGCCTGCAGACATCAGGACTCTTACTGTAAATGATTATACATTTATCATTAACACAAAGAAGACTGTTGAACTGAAGACCGTTACTATTCCAACCCGTGATCCTGAGGCGCTAGTTGTTGTTAATATTGCCAGCCACAATACAACTTTTACAGTAACACTTACTGCAAACGGAGTAGCAACTACATATACAAGAGCTGCAACTACCTCAGGCTCAATTAGTCCTAGCTCTATCGCTGATGATCTTAAGGGCCAAATCAATGGGAACGATGGATACACCGCAGTAGCTATTGGTCCAACTATCCACATAACACGAACTGGTGATGCTCACCTAATCACTGTGTCTACAAGTGGTGGCATTCAAGATGCATCCATTCAAGGTTTTTCTGAATCCGTTGGCTCTATTGCTGACCTGCCCACACAATGTGTTGATGGTTATGTCATCAAGGTAGTTAATACAGTTGACTATGACATTGATGATATGTACGTCAAGTTTGAAACTGATGGCACTGCCACGACAGGTTTCGGAGCTTGGCGAGAAACTATAAAACCTGGGCTGACGTTTGAGTTCAATGAACTTACGATGCCTCATGTTTTAATTCGTCAGGCTAATGGTCACTTTACTTATGGCCCACCAACAAAGTTGGTAAATGGTACACCTACATCCCTTTGGGATAAGCGGATAGTTGGTGATGATAGTACAAACCCAATACCTAGTTTTGTAGGAAGTACGCTTGACAATATGTTCTTCTATCGGAACAGGATTGGCGTTCTTTCTGGAGGAAACATAGTTCTCAGTCGTGCAGGTGACTTGTTCAATTTCTTTAATACATCAGCACAAACAGCAACCGATGACGATCCTATTGATTTGTCTGCTGCTGGTACTAGACCAGCATTTCTGAGGCATTCCTTACAAACCTCAGTTGGTATGGTTATCTATGGAGATAACGAACAATACCTGCTGACTACTGACTCTGAAATCTTTAGTCCTAGTTCTGCACGAGTGAAATCATTGAGTACTTATGAATGTAACTCAAAGATAGAACCTGTATCACTTGGTACTTCACATGCCTTTATCAGTAGTACTCCTTTATATTCAAAGGTTTTCGAGCTATTTGAGATTAACACTGAGCAACCTCCATTGCTAGGTGATGCAACATCAATGGTGCCTGAGTTAATTCCAGCCAGTGTAGATAACATCACTGCGTCAAGTGACTTATCATTGTTGAGTATTGGTACAAAAGGTTCTCCAGATCTATATCAATTTAGATTCTTAGCCCGTACGCGTGAGGACCGTCAAGCTCAGTCTTGGTACAAGTGGAAACTTATCGGGAATCTAGTTGATCAGTTCTTTGATGGAGGCACTTACTACGCTCTAACAACTGATGGTACAAATGTAAACATCGAAACATTCGATGTATCCCAATCAAATGAGCAAGGATTCCTAACATTAGATTCTGGTGAAAAGACAGATGTATGTCTCGATTTATTCACCACTAATCCCCACCGCACCTATGACGACGTTGCAGATAAAACAACGATCATGCTGCCTTACAAGCATATTGCTGGTAAGACGTTCACTGTAGTAGTGCTAGGTGGTTTGATTGGAGACCCTGTTGCCTTGACTTCTAGCTCTGTTGGCAATGTTCTACAACCTACTGTTACTGTTGCTGGCTCTGGTGATTCGGTAGAAATTGATGGAGATTTTCGTGGAAAAAATTTGATCATTGGTTATACCTTTGATATGAATATTGACCTGCCTAAGTTCTTCAAGTATGAGCAAGCGGACGGTGACATTAGGTATGACGATAATGCAGAGCTGATCATCCACCGCTTACTTGTGCAGACAGGTTTGAGTGGCCCTATTGATTATGTAGTGACAATTAAAGGTGTACTACCTTTAACTAAAACAATCTCCTCTGCCAGTACCACTATCAATGTAACTACACCCCAAGAATACCTTTTGAATAGTGTCAATATCTCCGCTTCTGCTACCCACAATGTTCCAGTTTATCAGAGGAACAATAATCTAGCTATTTCAATTCAAGCTAGCAGCCCATTCCCGGTGTCTTTGCTTGGCCTTGATTGGGAAGGCAAATATAACAACCGCTTTTATAGGAGAGTTTAATGGCACTTAACTTTGGCGCTCTTGGCTTTAGTTTATTGTCAGGTGGGCTGGATATCTTCAACCAATACAACCAGTCAAATACACAACTTAAACAAGCACGACGCCGTGTTGCGCATGAAAACGCAATGGCACAGGCAAGTCGTAATTTCCAAAACCTTCAGATCAAAAGGTCAAACGAGTATCAGCGTCAAGCTTTTGAAACTCAGAAAGGTATCTATCGACAACAAGTTGCCTTCAACAATGATGCAGCTAATCGTGCTTATGAAGGAATCCAATTTAATAGGAATGAACAACTAGCTGCTGTAGCTTTCCAACGTCAAGATATCGCTCAGAATCTACTCAGAGCTGTTGGAGCTAATAATGCATCCATCGATCCTGGCAACGCAAGCGCTGCTAGGGCAGCTGATCTAGCCACCCTTGGTGTTGCAGGTAGGCAGCAAACACAGCTCGGTAGAACCGTTAGAGGTATTGATATCGGAGCTGAACAAAGCATGCGTGATACTGCAGCACAGCAGCACAGCGCTGATCTACAAGCCTGGTCACAAGTAGCTATCGCTCCATACATGCAGAGCGAACTACCACCTGCTGTATCCGCACCTATGCCGAGAGGTATGTCAGGCCTGTCGCAAGGTCTGATGATTGGTGGTGCAGTACTTGGTGGGCTTGGAACGTACAACTCAATGGCTCCTACAGGGAGCAAACTATGGGGAGCAAACTTACCTAATGCAAGAACTAGAACGTCGTAGTTATTTTAAACCAGCACAGATTAGCCAAGGCTTCCAACCAGTCGGTGCTGCAGACATAACTCCTCTGCTAAGGCAGAACCAACAACGACAACTTAACGAACAGAAGATGTTCGCTGAGGCCGCTATGCAAGATATGCGGGCTCAAGAGAGAATGCATCAAGTCGCTGAAGCGTTAGAAACACGTGAAGCAGAACAGCTTGCAAAATTCTCTAATACACTGCTACAGACAGTGGGCGACATTGAAAAGGCACGTATTGAAGATGTAAAAGCTAGAGCTTCCTCTCTGTTCTATGAGGATGCTGCAGCTGTCAATGAGGTGGCAGCTGAATATGATTCTAATAAAGCTCAGCTTAACAAAATAAGAACTGCAGAATCAGACGCTTCATCAATTGCATTCCAACAAGGTATGCCATATGAAATTGTGAAGCGTTGGCGAGACATGACTGGCCATGCGCGGGATGCTTATGGTGCAGAGCTTGTTGCAAATATAGGGACGCTTTACCGTAACTATCAGGAAGAACAGGGGTCATCCAACAACACTGAAATCCAACTTGGCAATAAAAAGGTAAGAGTAAATAACCCTGATGGCATTGCTGAGTTCAGCGGTGTCAGAGCGTATACCCGTGAAGAGTTCATCAAGCAGTTAGGTATTCATAACCTAGTACCGGGAGTACAAGCTAAAGCATTCAAAGAAATGCAGGCTGTAGATGCCAAGCTAGATAATGAATATGAAAC